ACACAAAGACCTCCCGTATTGCTAAACCAGAGCTAGTAATAGACTTCTAGACAGCCATGCAATCCAGAGCTGTCATCTTGAAGTATAGATCTGGTTCAGGCCACAAGAGGTCTTTGCCCAGGTTCTACATAGACTGTGATTTGGACACCTTTGATTTTGAGAAGGATTGCTCTCTGATTGAGAATGAGTTCCCCATTTACATAAACAATTATAAGGTGGTCTATAAGTCAAAGCCAACTCTCTCACATTTCCTCATTGAGAAGGAGTTTCCTGCTGTGCTGGGGCCTGGTATGATCAGTGCAGTTCGAACCAGACTTTACGAGCCAACTATGAGAGAGCTCTACCAGGAATCGATTCACCAACTAAAGAGGAGCAACAAGAAATACCTTTTGTCTGCTCTCAGGTGGCCCACAGGGATTCCTACTCTAGAGTTTATAGACTATTACTTCGAGGAGCTCCTGTTCTTGTCAGAGTTTGACCCGGGGTCTATCCAGAGATACCTGAAATTACTGGTTAAGGCCTCTGGGCTTTACAACTCCACTAATGAGGAGCAGATAGTGGAGATTCACAGACGAGTGCTCATAGAAGGCAAAAAGCACGGATTGACTGCTTTTGATCTCCCAGGAAATGACATCCTTGGAGACATCTGTGTGGTCCAAGCAGCACGGGTGACAAGACTGGTTGCTAAGACATTCTCTAAGATGACCAGAGACACCCATCTGATGATATACTTCTCGATAAGCCCAGTTGAGTTGGTTTTGAGTAAACTTGATAAGAAAGGGGACAAGAGGGCTAAAGCAAAAGGGTTGATGTCTATGAGTGCCGCTAGGTCTTATGACTATTTTATGAGAACTGACTTGGGATTCAGAGAGACTGCTCTTTCCACCTTTTGGGCTAAGGACTGGCCTACCCCACAAGAGACCATTCTATCTGACAAACGATGCCTTAAAGAAGACATGAGAGTGACAAAGTGGCTGCCTAGTCCCCCCCACTACCCACCCTTATGATCCCACCCCTCAGATTTCCCCAATCCCCATCCCAATCCTAATTCCCCTAACCCCCTGGCAGCTCACTTGCCAACCTTGGCGCGATACTTCTCAGCACTCCTCACTACTGCAGACGCCAGAACAAGATCCTCATCAATGATCCCCACTGCTATGAGCAGCTTCTTCTTATCTTCTCTGGTGAAGAATCGTCCACTCATGGCGGCCATATTGGGCTTTTCAAATGTGGCAGCCACTTCATTAGCCTGTTTTGTTCTCAGAGATGGATTTATGGTCTTTGAGAACTCAATCATGAACAGCCCATGAGCATCAGCAATAGTGGCTCCAGCTCCATTCGGAAGGTCCAGATCAATGATCCCAGCAAAGCTAGGGTGCATCATGGCTCTTGGGTAGGTTACACCAGCAATGGCATCCATAGTGGTCCCAGACACGGGCAGGGATTCTGACAGGACACGTAGTGCCTGAACAGTCCACGGAACAAATGCGGCTGACACCCTTGACAGAGTGATGGTGTCCCTGCCAGGGTTCCCTTCTTTCAACTGGTAGACTGAAATCAGGTTGGCCACAATAGAAGCACCCTTCTCTGACATCTTCTTCATCATGGCCTCTGGCTTGTTTCCCCTGACAAGGTTCAGCACAATCATCATCTTCACATCTTTCTTCCAGTCCCTGCCCTTTGCCGTTCCTCTCTCCTTGACCAACTGAACAATGCGCTTTGGATCAAACCCTTGGTAAGCAAACTCATTCACCCATGCATTGATGGTCCCAGAATCTGCAGACTCATCAAGAAAAGCAAGAGCAATATCGCGATAATTCTCGTCTGACATGTTGATAGCTTTTGTTTAATACACGGGAATCTCTGTGT